CATCGGTGCGTATGTTGAGTGCACCATTGCCTTCCAAAAACAACGCCCGCATTGGGTGGTTTCGATTTTTAAACCGCCATGTCAAATACCGTTTACAGGCACCACTGTAAGGATTGGTAATGCTTTCGCTGTGCAAATCGATGCCCAATACAAAGCGGATTTTACCACTATCCCACTTGGGCAAATCACCGCCTTGTCCCACCGCATAGTCAATCAACAATGGATCTGTAATCTTCAGTGTATTGCGCATGTAATTGGCAACTCCTACAATCAACTTGCGTTTCACGTAGGTATTGTGGAAATCACGCAAGGCCTTGGTGGTGGATTCGTTTTTCTCGGACAAATTGTAGTAGATCTTGTCTGTGACTTCAATTTGGGGAACATCGTCCATACCAGTGATCATCTTCTCCGTCACGGGGAAATGAATGGAGTGCCAATTCGTGTCGGCAGTGGTGTAATTGTTCATGCTCTTTTTGCCTTCACGGAGGGCTTGTGTCTTGTCTTGACGCACACGCAGGGGAACCCATTTCCATGGACCTTGTTTGGTTGTGTCATTTTTGGCGTATTGAAATTCCACAATCATGTCTTCCACGAAAACCTCGCGTTCCATTGTTTTCATTTGGTACGAGTGCGATGACCGGAAATTTTCTTCGAGTGGAACGTGACACAAAAAGGCGTCGGGATCATAAGGGGTCGTTGGGACGAAGGGCATCGCCTCGTATGACTGTTCGTTGTCAGTACCCACCAAATTGCGATAGTATTCATCGCTGTCGTGCAATACATCGTGAAAAGGATTCATGTGTTTGTGTCGTTTTTTGTCGAAACCCACATGAAGTATCAACGTTTTGTAAGGAATCATACGCGTCATCATTTTATCACCGTCGTGTGCTACATACCGAATCAAATCTTTGCCGTCTTTGTCTTTTTGGGTTTGCACCAAGAAATCAATGGTGTTGTAATGTGGCGGCTTCCATTTGAAACAAGCGTCCCATGTGTACTTACTGCCATTAAGTTGAAAGGCTTCGTTGGGCTTGGTGCTACCAACGCCTGTCTGCATAGGTGTAAAGATCAATCCGTCCACCTCATATTCAAACTTGGATTCCATTACGTCACGCGATGCTTGGAAAATGGTCTTGTGTTCCGGCTGGTACATTTCAAAGTGTTTGCATTTGAATCGGAAGGCACACGCCGCATTGGGCGTAATGGATTCCAATGTACAACTACCGTGAAACCGTTGCATAAGCGAGAGACGATAGTTCTCAATCGGATACGTTTCTTCATTAGTACAAAACGGCAGTGCACGCACATGTGACTCTTTGCCCATACCATAGTAATAAATGTCAAATGCAGCATATAGAAACAGACGTTCTTCGTTGGGAGGTTTACCATACATGATGAACTCACCGTCCAATAAACTGTCCCAACAGCTCTTTTCTTTTGTAATCGACCCTGTAAACATCACTTTCAGATTGTTGGAAATCATGTACACACGGCCTGTTTTCGATATATAGAGCAACGCACGAATTCCGTCTGCTTTTTCGGTGACGGTATAGCCTTCTAAAATCGATAGTTGGGTGGACGTCGTGGTGTCGTGTTGAAACAAGTGTTCCTGTTGTAACGATACCGATTGCGGACCGATGAAATACGGACGTGGTTTTTGTTCTTTTCTCCATACTTCGCCATGAATCCGACACATGTAGTCTTCAATCACTGTTTGTTGTTCGCTGTATGGGATCGGGTACGGCGTTTCTTGCAAACCGCTCAATACAACACGAATACATTGTCGTAATTGGCCCATCAATTGTTGTAATCTGGTAACCGGATAATCACGTTTGACACGATCGTTGTCCATTTCCAATTCCACTTCATATACAGGCGGCATATTGAATACTTCCGAGGCTTGTATCGTCTCCACCGGAAGTGGTGGGCCGGTACGTCCATTGGCATGTACGCTCTTTTTGTTCGTTTTTACAATACTTATGTCCACAAATATGGGGTAATCCGGGTGACTGAAACGTACACGATTGATACAACGGAAGTTTTTACGTGTTTGGGTCCAATCGTATATGGTACGAGTCACAGCGGGACGTGTACTCGACAGACTGTAGTTTTCTTCTTCCATGTATGCTACGCGAAAGTTGAAATCTTCAAAGTCTACCATATTGAATGGCTGTACTTTTCGTTTTTCGGTGAATTTCACATCAGCCGATTTTCGTTTGAATCGTTCAATGTCGTTGTATTGGCAATATTCTTGAATATACGTGGGACCATTTATTTCAGCTCGAATGCTTGACATGACCAATCTACGTTTGTTGGCAGCAGCCGCACCCCCCTCCATTTCTGCAGGATTGTGTTCCGCGTTGGGTTCATCATTGGCGTTTGGATCGAGACCGGCTTCTTCTTTTGGCGTTTCTTTTTTTGGAGGTGCTTTGTCACGCAAACCTATACGTTCACATGTAATACGCAGCATTTGAATGCCATCACGATCTTCAGACTTCCAACCAGTTGCCAAAAGCTGTCGCACGACATTGTGGTAATCAATGACAGATATAGGCTTGGCCACTTTCGAATTGGTGCCAAAACGAACCTCCAACTCAGGGACGGCATTTAGCCCATTCGCTCGCTGGTGCATACCACGACAACGCTCTAAATAGTGCTTCATGATAGTCTCCAACTCGCTCGATGATGCTTTGTATTCTGACATGATGGAAATATATGTTATATTGAGAATAAAAAACAATATAACCTCTTTTCAATTTTATATTAATATGTTTAACAAAAGGTAGGTATACAGTGTAAGACTAGCATATTGTACAATTCGTCTTTTCTCGTTTTGGGTCGTACTGTAAGTCCTACTTGTGCTGCCATCGTTTCCAATTCTGCCACTTTGTAAGCGCTCGCCGATTTTAGCGGTTTGTCCGCGCTTTCTAAACAGACAAACTGTAAACTCAAGTGTTCTAAAGTATATAATTGTTCATTCGTGTCTATAAAATAGGACCTACTGTCTGGGTGGCGATACAACACAATCCGCTGTGAAGGATCGCGATGAATGTATGCCAAGTATGTCTTTTTTGCCAAGTCCACCACATACACACTGCATTTGTGGTAAAACGCGTAAGCATACAGCGCACCCGGTGGAGTCTTCGGCATCGTCAACAGCTCTTCCGCCATACGTCCACACCCTACTTTCGTCAACTTCACTGCCATTTGATCGTTCAATGCTTTTGAACCATTCGCATGACACAGTGACGCCATCTTACGTTTTTCTTCCATTTCCACTTTACCATTGTGTCTACCAACACGCATGTATTCATTGTATCCATACACCGCAATGTATAATGACCAAAACAATGGATCTTGGCATTTCTTAGCCACCCACAACCGTTTTTGACAAAGCGCAAGTAAATCAAGCTGTTCCGTTTTTTCTGTTTCTTCTTCTTTTTTGTTGGTTTCTTTAGTTTCTTTTGTATTTTTTTCTTGGCCCAGTGCTTGTTCTAGTCCAGTGTTTTCTGTGATCGCGAATTCTATTTTTTGTTCAATAGCGATCACTTCTTTTCTGCGTTCCACGTCCCTGGATTCAATTTCAGTTTTTTCATCGCAATGAAGCATGTAAGGAGCCAAAGATTCGCAGTCCCATGTACACGCGACTGGACAAATGGGGCGTATCCAATACATACTGAGTTCTTAGGTGTGTTAAGAACGTTCGCTTTATATTTCTTTTTCAAGCACTTCGGGTGATTCTATAAGTTGTTTACACTCATTCGCTTCTTCTTCAATTTTCTCCAAAATGGTTTTCTGTTTTTGCACGTATTCCAAATACTGCATAACCTCGTAGATGGCATCTTGTGGCAAGGTAGACACATTCACCATAATACCGTTTTTGTTTTCGTTTAATTTTACGTTTTCAAACTTTCGCAGTATGGTACCGATGACAATATGATTCGTAGATTCTAGTTGATGTATGTCGTTCACAATTCGTTCGTTGAGCATTATACACTGAATTCTAACGTTGTCTTTATATCTTTTTATCAGCAGGCATTAGGTCGCCTAAAATCTCTACACAAGGATCGTTTAACTCAAAACGACTACCAATCACCTTGATGTTAATACGGTCATTTTCTTGAATGACGTTAAACTGCGGTTTGTTTCCCAAATGATCCCGTATCACAAATACAGTGGCAGGAACATTGTTCATCTTGTCGTAAATATTAGCGTGGATACCCGCTTTCGTTACACTCTTGACATGACAACCGTAAATCCATGTACCTTCCGCTGGTCGGTATGTTTTGCATTCAAACACGACATGAAATTCCACTTTATCGCCTTTCAAAGAACCACTTGAGTACGTCTTCAAATCCACAGTTTGTGGCTGTACATAACCTTCCTCAATACATTTGCCGCCAATAAAATACTCGATGGAATCACGCAAATTCTCTTTCGTCACCGCTTTGCCAATTTGAGATGGCAGTAAAGTCACTTTCATTTCCAACATAGTGGAATTGTATAAAACGTCCTTGTTGGTGTTCGCCATTTGTGTTGTTTTTCGTTCAGACATAATAAGCTATATACTATAATGTTTATTATGTTTATTAAAATCAATTTTTCTTCTTTTTCTGGATATCGAAGATTTGATTGTCTTGCACAGTCGTCTTATTGATGACTAAATGCGCAATGTCTGTCTCAATTGCAGTTTCTGGACCTAAAAACCACACCTCCTTGCCGTCCATCATGCGCAAAAACATTTCGTAAATAATACACAAGTGGTGACGAGTAATGTGCAATTCACCGTCTTCAATACGAATAAATGTTTTTTCTTTGCGTGATTCATATGTCTCATTCGCACGTTCAATATAGGTCAACACTGAAAGTAGACGTTTCAATGTGATTTCTTTGGACGCTTGTTCGCAACTGGCACCCAATGCATTTTTCATTTGCAACACATTTTTCAGTTTGAACTCGTACCCATCTTTCTCGAGAGCCGACTTGTTTTGTCCAATAAACCCCACTGTGGAATCTTTCAAATTGGGAATCACTTTCCCTTCTTCACGCACTTTGTCAAGCACCCCATGGGGTTTACGAAAGGTTTGATCGATCCACTTCACTGCTTCGGGGTGTTCTTTCTCCGTGACTTCCGCGTCTCGCCAACTCTGGTCTTTCCACACCAATAAGTTATTCTTGGAACCATTGGTCATATAAAGGTATACCAGTGAATCGTCAGTGCGCACCTTCATACGCTGGTGGAAATACGCCCGCAAAGTACCTTCTAGAGAAACAAATGTAACGTCGCTTGTTTCGGAAAAATGCTTCGGATCCGAAAACATACCAACTAACAAATTTTTCTTGTCTGTATAAGGCAAGATATCGACCATATGGTGTATCAATTGGAACTTGGTGTCATTGATTTCAATGCTATGGACCTCCTTCATTACATGCAATGTCCGTAACCCTATGTCTGTCATTTTCTTAGACCGCGTGTCCGAGCCATTTTCTTTTGTGTATTTAACAATGTCTTTTTCCCAAAACACAACAGTGTCTCTCAATGTTTTTAAAATTGCGTCAAAAGTGCGAGATGGGCTGACACGTGAAGAAGGCAATACGATACCCAATGCACTCGGCTTTGGTGTAGGCATGGGAATGTTCCGTGTAGCAGTTGGATTCAATCGAATTTTTTTGGCAGGAGCGGGCACTGGTTTCGCTTCATTCTTTTCTACCACCGCAACCGCAGGACGTTGATACAGCGGCGTGGTCCGTTCAAACACCGATGCGTGTACGTCGTGGACATCAACGGGTTGAAATACGTACGCACCATCACGCAAGATTAAGTATCCTGTACGTTTTTGATGTACCAACCATTCACGTTTGTTTTGAAGGAATTGAGAGAGCGTGTAGTAAATTTCCTCAATAGGATACGTGCGCTTCGCTTGAATGTCTTTTGTCAGATCTTGCAAGGTATAAAACGCCCGGTCCCGGTACAACTCTCGAACGCGAGTAGCGATCCGTTCGTGGTTTTGACGCACATGGTGAATGGAATATGTGCTCTTATCATTGGCAATCGTCGACGATTTTCCAGGTTTGCAACTCAGTTCACAATTCTCCATATAGTCACACTTGCTTGAAAATGCCTTGTCACCCACTTTGTATTTGATGGTCTTTTGGCTACTAGACAATTTCATGTCGATCTCCATATTCATGTTTTCTTCGGTAAAATTGTTTTGGGTTTCGTTCAACAAGCAATCCACCGCACTTTCCTTCAAAATACGCGTAATACGACCAATTTGTATTGCTTTGTGCTCCGCCAATCGGTACATATACATGTCGGCTGCTTCCGTGTCGTTTTCAAGGATCGTGCCATGCATGTAAATTTCCACATTGCGTTCTTCTAGATCCAAACTACAATGGCTCTTGTTGCGCACCGCACGTCCAATGGTTTGTTCTAGACGACTCATGTTATACCAAGGATCCAAAATGTGCACTTGCCGAATGCATTTGAAATCCAGACCTTCACTGCCCGCTTCCGAAATCATCACCACTTTCACATGACGACCGTCTTTGTTGTCGAGGTCGGTAATCAGCTCCAGATCTTCCGCATTGTTGTGTGAGAACAGCTTGGTTCCAGTGATCATGGCGTATTTGGCCGTGTATTTGTCCGTTTTCTCTTTGGGACTCATTGTGAGTGGGTTGAGCGGCGCTCCAGGTTCTTTCAAGAAGGGCAATATATGAGACGACGAACTGTATCGGGTCATGCCCATTTCTTCCAACGCCAGCGCCATTGGCAATAGGCCTCCCTCCAAATACCGCGAATAAATCAACACAATGCCTGTGGAGTTTTGTATGGCACGACACACCGCCGCAATCTTGGAACTGTACGTCGCAATGTGTTCTTGAGAGAAGATCTTCCCGTACTTGCTCAATACATCGGGCTTATACGTGAAGTCCGTCCATTGCAATTTGGGGTGATTCACCACCTTGTGATCCATTACACTATGGAGTCCATTCTTGCCATGTGTATTGTCTAACGATCCTTCGTATTTTCCTTCTTCATTTGCCACAAAGGTGTCCGATGGATAACACACGTTCAATACACTGAGTGGGGTAGTAAGGTCTTCAAAGTTAAAGGCTTGGCGGGTTTGGAAAGTAGGATCTTCGCTTTGTATTTTCTCAAGCAAGGATCGGTACACTTGCCCTTGGTATACGCCAACTTTGGAAACAAATACGTTGTTCAAGACATATTTCTCGGGAGTGTAAGTCATGGGCGCCCCATTCACCTGTTTGGTCGGGTAGGTATACGACCGCAGCAAGTGTTCTTCGCTAGCAAAGTAGTCCGGATAGACCCGGTACGGAAACGTGTACGGATTTTCACCACGGACATACGATACATAACCGGTGAGTTTCCGGCGCAACAAGTCTTCCCCGCTTTCTTGAACCACCAGACCTTCTGCGTTTTTGCGTTCTGAAACGAAATTGCCATGTTTGTCAAACACTTGGTTTTCGGAGAGTACCGCACGTTTATCGTTCATGTTCATCAAATTGGTCACCCACAAAATTTCTTCTTGGGAGTTGTACAAAGGAGTGGCAGATAACAACACCAAACGTGTGTGTTTACAGAAACGGGCGATCTGAGACAAGATGCGCACCGCAGCGTTTTGAGTGTCTTTCCGCCGAGCCACCATGTTATGAAATTCGTCCACCACGATCAACCGGTAGTCAAATTTGTCTCTCAACCGTTGAATAACTTTTTTCTTTTGGGATTTGGTTTCATCGTTGTCTCGTGCACTTACTGGTGTAAGATCCAGTATTTCAGGCAAATTGTTCTTCATATGGTCCAGTAACGAGATGTCGAACTTATCTTTGCCCTCCATTTGCTGTTTTCGCATTTTTTGCCGTACCAGGTTTTTATAGTCCGATTGACTGTAGAGCGCAACGGAATCATAACCTAAGAAACGGTAATACTTGTTAATGAGTGTGCGTATGGCTTTGGTCACTTGCTCACGAGATAATCCAGACACTTGCATGGGATTGATTTCCTTCAACAATGTATTGCCCACACATGTGCGGAGATTCCATGTTCCATTGGGAAGTTTCTCCAGTTTGTTAGGATTGAACAGCTGACTTCTAAAGTTGTCTTGGACATTCGGTGATGCAATGATCATGATCTTTTTTAAGACACCGCTTTGCTTCATATAGGATCGCATTTCCTCCGTGATTCCAATGGCACTGCATGTTTTGCCCGTTCCCAGTTCATGATACAACAACAAACTATTGTAGGGAGATTCGAGAGACATAAAGTTCTTGACGAATTGTTGGTGGGGAAGCAATTCAAAGTCGCTATTGCACAATTTCTTACTGTGCGCTTTCAGGTCTTTACGCAACGAACCATCGAAGGCGTGATCACTAAATTCTCGTTTGGCAGCAATCTTTTGGTTGAATTCTGCATCGTTTACGTCTGGATATAATCCGATGTCCTCTTTTTCCTGACTCGTTGTATGGTATTCTTCCAATTCTTGCGAAAACAGGCGTTTGTTGTCTTCATATCCTTCATCGTCGGAATCAAATCCCGTTTCTAAAATAGGACTTTCATCATCGTTATCTGGCTCTTTGGCGGCATCGTCGGTGGTTGCTTTGGGTTCGGCGTCGCTTTCTTGTTCTTCATTTTTATCCGCGTCATTTTCTTCGTTAGACCCCATCAAATCATTAAAAAAGGTGGTAGCGGACGCAATCATACTCTGAGCGGCTTTCGCAGGCACTTTTTTTTCAGGAGATTCCAAGTTCCCATTGTCTTTGGTTTCCAATCCTTCCGGATTAGGGTCCTGTATAACAGGTTCTTCTTCCAAGACAATGGGTTTTTTTCGTTTCCGACGCAAGGGTTTTTCGGCGTCTTTTTTGGCTTTGGCTTCGGCCTTTTCAGCTTCTTTTTTGGCTTTGGCTTCCGCCTGTTCGGCTTCTTTTTGTGCCTTGGCCTCCAAGTTCATTTGTATAGCTTCTTCCCTAGGAAAACACTCATCACGGCTCCGGACAAAGAGTTCCCCTTTTCGACATCTTCGCGTTTTCTTCGCCACTGGTTTGGTAATTTCTTTTTCTGTGTCTGGCTCTTTGGAGTCATCGTTGTTTTCATCTTTATGCGCGTCATTTTCTTCTTTAGACCCCATCAAATCACTAAAGAAGTTGGTGGCGGTCACATTTTCAGTGGGTTTCGCAGGCTCTTCTTTTTCTGCAGCTTCCAAGTTCTCATTGTCTTTGGTTTCCAATCCTTCCGAAATAGGGTCTTGTATAACAGGATCTTCTTCCAAGACAATGGGTTTTTCTCGTTTCCGACGGAGAGGTTTTTCGGCTTCTTTTTTGGCTTTGGCTTCTGCCTTTTCGGCTTCTTTTTGTGCCTTGGCTTCTGCTTTTTCAACTTCTTTTTGTGCCTTGGCTTCTGCCTTTTCGGCTTCTTTTTGTGCTTTGGCCTCCAAGTTCATTTGTATAGCCTCTTCCCTAGGAAAACACTCACCACGGCTCCGGACAAAGAGTTCCCCTTTTCGACATCTTCGCGTTTTGTTTGCCACTGGTTTGGTGATTTCTTTTTGTGTCTGGTTCATCTTTATATAGAGTCGACATATAAAAATGGCTTCCATTGCTTAACGAGTTAACGAAAATAATAAGGTGGATTTTAAACAATCATGTATGTTTTGAATCAACGTTTGCTTCTCTAAATTGTATGGACGAATGCTTGCCAAACATTTGGAAAGCGATTTCCATTCCATTTTACTGACTTCACTCTTTTGGTAATTGTGATTCTTCACACTGGTGTCGTATGAAATATACATCAAATAATACTTGTGGCGATACGAATTGTAATTGGAACCCGTAAACACTTCTTCAAACGGAACCACATTGCGTATGTTCTTCAACTGTGCAGGGGCATACCCAGTTTCTTCTGAAAATTCCCGCAACGCACAATCAAAGTCAGACTCTTGAGCATTCCGTCGCCCTTTGGGAAATCCCCATTCGGGTTCGTCCCAGTCATAACCATTCCCCTGGGTTTCCTGAATAAGACTCTTGAGATTGTAAGTGTGTCCTTGCGGCGTGGTGATCCCGTGAATCAACTGTACAATGCACTCTTTCAAGTTCGAAACCACCAACCCATTCTTCACGGCATGACATTTCTTTATTAATGATTCTTTTTCATGTATGGTCATTTGTTTGATCATGTTCATAATGTAGGTTTTCTGGTACACCGAGAATTTGCCCCGCATAAAGTCAATGTAACCCAATGTGTCTTTCCGTCGGATCATCAAAAATTCAATCTCGTTGTTGTGAACACGAAAACACACGATGCCAATGCTCGTAATCGGTACCTTGCAAATATGAAACAAGTGTCCATACTTTCCACAATTGTTGCAAAACATTTCTGTGTATTTTTTACTCATGGTATTTAGTATGCCCAATGACTGTCGTATAGATTCTTAATAAGTTCGTTTTAAATTGTTTTAGAAGTACCTATTGTATAATGAAAGAACTGCGCTCTGAAGTCTGGTTTCCGTCCTTCTGGTTTTTCCTGTATTCGACCGCACATTGTTATCCAGATCACCCCAATGCGGTTATGAAACGCAAATACTACGACTTCACTCACAACATTCCCTTGTTTTGCCCCAATACTGACATTCAACGCCGAATGACCCGCTTACTCGACACGTTTCCAGTGTCCCCTTATTTGGACAATCGGGATTCGTTCACCTATTGGGTTCACTTTATCCACAATAAAATCGATGCTGAACTAGGAAACGAAGAACATACGTACTGGCAACATTTAGACAATTATTACCACGCATATTTGCCAAAGACCTACAAACTGTCGGAGAAATTTGGGATTCAAAAACGCCACATTGTGATTGCTCTTCTATTTTTATTGGGCTGTTTCATTTTATACCATACAAAATAGTCTCTCATCTTAATGTAAAGAATGCGTTTTGAACTCGTGATTCTCTTGATAACGGCCGGTTTGGTGGCCAATGTGTACACCGACGGGAAATTCCTCAAGAAACTATGGAGCTACCAAAAATACTATAAAATGACGGGGATTGCGTTTGGAGGGCTGATGGCGTATTGGCTACTGACCAAAAATCCTAAACGCGCAGGCGAAATGTTCGCCACGTCCCACGAATATTTGAAGTACTTGCCAGTCGACCAAGAAACCAGCTCCATGCTCTCACCAATCCTCGATTTCACGTCCAAGCAAAACTTCTCACAAAACTTACCTGAGTCAGGAACTACCGCGAGTGGCAACGACTACAATGTTTTGAACATGTTTCTACCGAACCAAAATGGAAACACAGCCGCAGAAACCCGTATGATGCGGTCCGGCAAAGGCAGCAGCAAACGGAGTGTCAGTGAAACGAAAAAGAAATACGTCGCGTCTCGCCAAAATTGGACATGCGGCGATTGTAGTCAACAACTGTCCGCCTGGTTCGAAGTAGATCATAAAGTACGATTGGAATACGGAGGAAGCAACCACATTGACAATTTAGTGGCATTGTGCCGTGAATGCCACGGCAAAAAGACGACAATCGAGAATTTGTAATTTATGCGGCTAAGGTATAGATGGCAGGCTTCTTAGGTATATCAGACGAAACATGGGGAACCGAATGGGTGAAACGTTCTCTCAAACAGCTCGTCTATGTTGTGTTTATTCTGTATTTCATTATGATGTTTACCATGATCTCTAAAGACAGTAACGCATTGGATCCCACGCAAAATGCAATGTATATAGTCGCTGTATTGTTTCCTTTAGTGGTGTTTGCGTATTTCATCTTTTCCAACGTAGAAGACAAAAAATACTTGTGGATATTGGTGGCAATGGTGTTTCTGTTGTTGGGGATTCTTTTTCGCAGTTTGTTTCCCTCGTTTGACGATATTCTGAAAAGCATCGGCAGGTGGTTTGTGGATTTCACCGAAATGAAGCCCTTCTCCAAAAGCGGATCCTTTTTGGTGACAATTGCATCGAAATTTTTGTTGTTGGCCATAGGGCTGGTATTCTTGTCCATCGTATTCAACGTGGGCTTCAACGAATCGTTTCGCCAGCGTGGCCGCCTAGGCACCATGTTGTATGCACTGTGGTTCATTCCCTGTATGATCAGTGATTACTTGCGCTATTTGTTTGTCGAATTGAAGACCACGCCCCGCGTCGTGTTTGCCCTCCTTCTGATCGAAATCATACTCATTGCGCTCTATTTTGCATTGCCACGATGGTTCAACGAAGTCATCTTACCCGAAAGCAACCGCATTTTGAAAGAACCCATGTTTTTGTATGGGCAAAAAGAAATAGCAGATGCCGAAGCATTTTTCAATGTTACGGACACCCAGTTACAACTGCAGCGCTTGTTCCAAATCAAAGACTCGGACAAAACCCAAGATGCACCGGTGGAGAGCTTGATGCGCAATTATTCCATTTCCATGTGGGTGACCGTCAATGCCCCAGACATGCCCGAAGACAAAGAGTGTATGGTTTTCCGCGTGGGCAGCAATGGCAGTACCACATATGACCCTGACTTACCCCGATATGGTGCTCCTTATTTGGCTTGCAAAGGTTCGTCCAAGATGCGTATGGTGCTGTCAAACAAGTATCCTGTACAGCGTGAAAATGAAACAGACAGTGCTTACCAAGTGCGCGTATATGACTTTGAAAATGACGCGACGACCGAGTTGGAAATGCCTTACCAACGATGGAATTTTATTGTGTTCAATTACAATGGCTCGCGTGCTGATGTTTTTGTAAACGGTGAACTGATGGTGTCCAAAAATTTAGGCGAGTTTATGCCTTCGCAAACCCACGATAATAAAGTGTGTGTAGGATCAGACACCAAACAAATTCATGGAGCAGTGTGCGAAGTGCGCATTCATAAAGAACCGTTAGGACAAACGGAGATCGCACAAACATACAATCTGTTGAAGTTGATGAACCCACCGATATATAATCTTTCATAAAAGTATAATGAACCCTACCGTAGTTATTTTAGGTGCGATCTTATTGGTCGTCATCTATGTATTGTACACCGTCATCTCGGAAAAAGGAAAGAGCGTCGTGAAAAAAGCGTACCTGAATGAAGCCAACGCTCCCATAAGCTATAATACTCTCAAAAATCCCAAATCGTCGCGCTTCTGTTTTAGCAGTTGGGTATACATTGAAGAGCTGAAAAATGAATCTAGTGATACTATCACTAATTTGTTCAGTGTGAAAGATGATAGTAGTGATTTCTTTTCTTTATACTGTAAACCCAATGCTTCGCTGTATTACGGTATCCTTCTCGACAAAGATACTGTCACCACCGAAAACGAAATCATGACCAATTTCCCTCTCCAGAAATGGGTCTGTGTGATGGTCAGTGTTGACAACAAAATCGTGGACTTATACATTGACGGCAAATTGGTTCGCTCACAACAGCTTCCTAAACAACCCACAAAAACTACCGATGCTTTTATGATCCACTTCTCAAATGACGTAAAGGGATACTTGGCCAAGTTGGAACGGTACGCCGAACCCATGGACCCAGGAACTGCTTGGAGCAAGTACATGGAAGGCAATGGCGGTAATTACTTTAGCCGGTTGTTGTCTTCGTATGGTGCACGTTTCACCTTGACCAAAGACGACTTGGACATGAAACAATTTACACTGTTTTAAACCCTTTAATAAAAAATCGTGTTTTTCATACACATAAAACACGATAGAATTTGTCGTACCTATATATAATAGTAATGGACGGAGAAAAACCCTTTATTGAACAAATGCGAGAGAACACACCTTCGGTCGAAGACGTCGGACAAAACGTCAGCCAGGCAGTACAAAGCCTGGGAGACACCATGAACGATATGAAAGATGGTGTGAAAGACACACTCGACGAATTCTCCAACAAAACAATGGTAGACGCGAGCAGTGAATTTCTGAACTCGAACTCGCTTTTAGCGAAATTTGCTTTCTTGGTCTTGGTTGTGGTGTTTTTCATGGTGCTTTTGAAAATCATGATGTCCATATTAGCCTATTTCTTGGCACCCTCGAGCAATCCTTATTTGGTGTATGGATCTCTCAACGGGAACGATCGTGTTTCGATTCCACAAGATCCTACCAAAGACGATACTGTTCAAGTCGCCAAATCGAACGATCGCCATCGAGGCGTTGAATTTACATGGTCGGTATGGCTCTTTTTGAACGTAGAGGATAACAATGATATCCATAATGTGTTTGTCAAAGGAGACGAACAACATCATGTTGATTATAATTTATTGAATGGACCTGGGTTGTACGTGCAAAAGGACGGCGATGAATACAACTTGCATGTAGTGATGGATCACATTGGTGGTGAAGCGCAGGGTACTGATGGTACTACACAATCCGGTCGCGATGCCTTGGTGGTAGAATCGATTCCTATCCGCAAATGGGTGCACGTCGCCATTCGTATGCAAAACACCATGTTGGACGTCTATGTAAACGGAACCATCGCCAAACGTCACAACATGGAATTTGCTCCCAAACAAAACTTCAACGATGTAATTGTGAACGCAAACGGAGGTTTCAGTGGCAAATTGTCAAATTTACGCTATTACGCATATGCACTGAACGTGTTTGAGTTGAACAACATCGTAATGTGGGGTCCCAATACACAACCCAGTGATTTGTCAATTGATTCGAGAGCCAAGTCAGGCAATTACAGTTATTTGTCGAACATGTGGTACTCCAACGCATATATGTAATTTTGTTACAAAAACATGATAGAGAAATCATTTATAAGGTTCATTATACATGACTTTGTTGAGCTTCGATGTAGGAATCAAGCACCTAGCCTATTGCATGATGTCATTGGAAGAGAGTCCGAAGATCCTACAATGGAATGTGCTGAACTTATGCGAAGTGCCCGAAACGCCTACTGTGTCGTGTACGGCGCACCTGAAAAATGGCAAACGTTGTTCCAAAAAGGCAATCTTCCAAAAAGGGGATACCTGTGTATGCATGGCTCACGCAAAAGCATCGCACCAATTCCTATTGCCAACCAAAGAGCACACTGCATCACACTTCAAGAAGCAAAGCGTCACTGACTTACGGACAAAAGTGCAACAACTGCTTCCTAATACGACTTGTCCCAAAAAACAAGATATGGTGGACGCCATTGATGCCTATTATACAGCCAAAAGCTGGGTAACTATAGAAACACGGAAAGCCACCAATGCCAGCAAAGTCGATTTGATTACCATTGGACGCGCCTTGCACACACAGCTCTCTCAACTGGATCATCTGGACCAAGTGACCCATGTCATCATTGAAAACCAGATCAGTCCCATTGCCAACCGTATGAAGACCCTTCAAGGCATGATTGCACAGCATTTCATTTCTCTCAAGGTACCCCATATTTCCTTTGTATCTTCGGGTAACAAACTCAAAACGTTTGCCGAAGTTTCGGAAGGCAAGACGGCCTACGCAAAACACAAAAAAGATGGGGTTTTTTATTGTACTGCACTTTTAGGAAAAATGGAAGGGCCAGAATGGAACGCCTTTTTTAGCGAATATGCGGGGAAAAAAGACGACCTAGCCGATTCGTTTCTACAAGCATTGTGGTACTTGAAAGCGCATCGTCTGGCCATCATTCCACAAATATAATATGCGGTGCGTACAACTTAAACATAAATAATGTACTTACACCATAATCATGGAAGTCATCGACATCGATTTGGACAGCATTCCTGTTTCTGAGAATGTAGGCGGAGCATCGGCGCCGTCGGTTTCTTTTGGCGGGGGCATCGAATTGTTAATGAATGAAAAGAAAAAAGCATCATCTACATCTACCAAAATCGATTTAGAAGAACTAGACAACCTTGAAAGCGAATTGAATGATCTTTCGACATCGGCGCCTGCTACTTCTGCATCATCTGGACCATTGGAACCCAAAACGTTGTCCGGGTTGGCTGGTTTCGGCAATATGTTCGGTCTTGGGAACAAGGCACCGGAACCGTCTCAGCCATCATCGTCGTCGGTGCACCTGGGCCAAGCCACCAAAGAAACCAGTGCGTCTTCCACGCGTACATGGGACGGCTTTTCCAAAGTGGGAGGCGACATACCCAAAGAAACACGCAGTTCATCGAACTTGACCGATCGTGAAAAACGTCGTAAGAAGCGTCTGATGATCAAGAAATTGGAAGAATGGGCAGAAAAAGGGCTATACAACCACGGTAGCCAATTTACCATGGAATCCGACTACGATGAAGTGGAAGACGAATACGAAGGGGCACTCGAAGAAAAACGCAAAAAGGACAGTGTCAAACTGCAAGGGTGGTGGTTCACGACTGCGGTCAGTACTCTCGAGTATGGTAATGCTTTGATCAACCCCTTTGATCTCAACCTAGACGGTTGGGGAGAACAAGTCAGTGAAGATTTAGATAGTTACGAAGAGATCTTTTCCGAACTGCACGAGAAGTACAAGGGCGGTAAAATGGCCCCTGAAGTGTCTCTCTTGCTTCGCATTGGGTTTTCCGCCGCGGTTGTCAACATGAGCAATAAGATGCTCAGTACGGCAACTCCAGGATTCAACGACGTCATCAAACAAAGCCCGGAGCTGATGAAAATGTTCTCCAACGCCGCAGTGGACACGATGAGCAAGCAAAACTCCGCGTTCGATTTCGCAAAAAACCTGATGAACCCGCCTGAAGAAATCAACACCAAACACGGACCACCGCCCGCACCGATGGAAACCCAGAATCGTCCTCCTCCACAACGCCCCGGCGCCATGAGTTTTACACCCCACCCTGGAAACCGTCCCGATTTGGCAGCTGCCAAAGGCCCCATGTTCCAAGAAACTGGTGTAGACATCGCCAGAAACCAACAATCCACCCAACGTCCTGCTGCACCAGTGACACGCCCTGAAATGCGGGGACCGCAGACAAGTCCAGACTTGGATCAATTGTTGTCTGGATTGAAATCGAAAAAACCCGAAACAATTCCGGTTAGCGCACCTTCCGTAGAAACGCCCCCTCCTGTAGCAGCAACAGTTCCAATGTCTACCATGTCCGGTGCGGAATCAATCATCAGTGTGTCCTCCTTGAAAGACCTTGATGGTACTACATTACCCAAAAAAACACGGCGTCGTCAAAACACCTCCAAAAGCAATACGGTTGCATTAGACATCTAAAAAAGAAAAAAACATATAAAGAATAACTACATTACAGCATATATGATGAAGTGTATGATACATGCTTGGGAGAATCTGAAGCGATTTCCATACAAGGGATACGCGCAATACATGGCATTTATGTGTTTTCATTGTTACCGCATGTTTTTAAAATGGTTACAAAAAGCCATTGTGGATCCCTTGGAAGCCTACTTGGACAAATATGCCAAACACGAACCCGAAGAAACGCAATGGGTCAACATTCATTCGTTGACGGTGAGTAATTGTATAACACAACTTGATTTAGAAAAACCTTTTTTTGGCTCCGAAGAAATGTACCATTTTTCGTACATTCGCAATTTTGACACTTTTTTATTGAATGAATACGAGACGTTTGTAGGGACGTCAATGAAACCACCAGCGTATGATGCAGAACTGGAACAAACACCCGAAGTTGTGGAGCGATTGTTTATGGCACGCAATGGACCCCAATACATCATACGAACATTTCCCGCATACAAAACTGTGCAAAACAAAAGTGCATTGGTCCCCGCGGAAAGTGCAAACATTGAATTCATCATCGTGGAATACACACACCCAGGATTATATGACGGCATTCCCCTGCACATTCCCGAAGGATATTACACAGTGGGCAATGAACTATTCAGCGCGGCCTGTGTGCAACGTATGTTGGAACTTCAACGTGGGTACTACGAGTTCGACACGAGCTATACATTGGTTTTCGTGGATCACAACCTGGAAAAACAAACGTTGAAATGGGACGAATACATCCGTATTGAAAATAGCGGGTACACGAAGCACACTATACACGATACGGCTGGTTGTGTCATTAAAGAAAAAGAGTGCAATTCCATTCAAAGTGATGATGATAGTGGGTCGTTATGGTCGTATTTTACGTTTGCGCCTACAAAAACGGAGTGAGCTTTAGGAAAATGTATTTTTATAGTATAGATCATGTCTACACCAGAAACAGAGTCCAGTACACCAGAAATAGAGTCCAGTACACCAGAAGTTACCGTACAAAATAAAACGTTGAAAAAACCCCGCGCTGCCAAAAGAACGCGAAAAGGCAAAAAATCGTCGGCCTGTGTGCATTTAAAGAAAGATCAATGCCGTTTTCCATGCCGCAAAGTTCGTAAAACAAAAAACATGCAGAAATATGGCCATTGCCGCTCGATGTTTAGTCGCAACAACCACATGGACTTAAAAACCAAACGTGTGGTGCGCGTGAAACTTGGAAAAATGAAAAAAGCGGCCACAAAAGCCGATCGTGAATTAACCAAAGCTGATACTATGGCCAAAAAGACAAAAAGTATGGAGAAAACGACCAACAGCTTACAAAAATCTGCAGATAAAAAGAGTGGAACCGTAAGTGGCTATTTTAATGACATCACTAGCACAATTACAGAAGGGTTAGGATTAAGCGCAACTGCACCCACCAAAAAGGAAGAATCCAAACCAGAAACAGAATCCAAACCAGAAACAGAATCAGAGTCGGTGTCTGAAGAAGACGTCAAAGTAGAAGACACTGTTAAGGAAGTACCTGCCAAAACGGACGAAACACCCAATGATCCCGAAAACGAGTCGAATACGGAGGAAAAAGTTGAAAGAAAAGAAGTCTAAACAAAAGAATATAAAGATACATATATTGTATCTCTATTGTGGTGGACATGAGTGCTTGTCTAGAAGCAGTTGATTGTTCCAACCCTCCCTCTACCCAAATGGCTACACACCCCTTGAATGACAAATGGGTATTGTACAACCATTTACCATCCGAAAAAGATTGGACGCTGTCTGGTTACAACGTGCTCATGGACGATATAGACACTGTTGAAAAAACAGTTGCAATCAATCGGGCATTGCCTGACAATATGGTGAAATTTAGCATGTTGTTTCTAATGCGCCAAGGTGTTACACCACTATGGGAAGACGAACGCAACAAACACGGTGGCTGCTTCTCTTATAAAGTAATCAACAAACACGTGATCCAAGTGTGGCGTCATATGATGTATTTGGCCAGTGGAGAAGGGCTGGCTACTTCCAAAGCCTATAACGACTGTATCAATGGCATCACAATCTCCCCCAAAAAGAACTTTTGTATCGTTAAAATCTGGTTGGCAGATGCAGATCACCAAGACCCTCAAATGATTACGGCAATTGAAAACCTTACCAAACATGGGGTTATGTTCAAGCGTCACGGAGATTCATAATCTGGACAATCAACTATATTGCAAACGTAACATACATTACAATATAGGACAGTGAAAAAAAATAGTTTTTATTATAACGTTATGAATTTAAATGTTTCAAAAATCTACAACTCTACGGTTTTTACTAACTTGCCATTCATTAAACGACCTATTTTATTTCCGGGCGCGCTGTCGCAGTCTGCGTCTTTTCCGTCTTCATATACGTCACCATTGAGCTCGTGCTCGTCGGTGATCCAGTACCGTGTACCCTCGTGGATCCACAAGTACGACTCAAAATCCTCCGTGGAAGGGGGCGGGGGCGGGGGCGGGGTTGTCTTCTTCTTTCGTGGCACCGTCTTCTTCTTTGGTTTCTCTTCTACATAAGGTTCTTCTTTCATTTCGTCGGTTAATGGTTCTTCTTGGACTGGCTTGCTTGGTTCTACTTTCTTTTTGGTCTTGCGCACTTTCACAGTGGGGTTTAATACGGGTGTGCTTGGTCTTTCTATGGTTTCTGCTTTTGATTCTTCTGCTTTTGGTTCTTCTGCTTTTGGTTCTGCTACTTTTGGTTCTTCTGATTTTGGTTCTGCTACTTTTGGTTCTTTACGTACACGTACTTTTGTAGGTTTACTTTCTGACTTAGTCGCGGCTTTTGCGGCGGCTTTCTCGGCGGCTTTTGCTGCCTTGACTGCCTCTTTCTCTTCAAGCTTGCGCTGTTGGATCAGAGGTTTGAGTATGTCGTTTTCGACGGCCTTCCAATCGATGGCCTCGTAGAAACTTACCTGTTTTTCCACACCACCATGGATTGGTAGCTTTGTCATCAATAGACTTCTTTGTTCATCGGTGAAGGAAGCTTCTGTCGATACAAAGTGTACCAATGCATAGTGCATGGCTTTCAGCTTCATTGGAAGCGTTTTGGGGGTAGATGCAACAACGGGAACGGCAGACATGATTTTGTAAGTGTGGGGGGAATAGAAGTGCTTGTTGTATGGGGGTCGAATGTATAAAGGAAGCAACCATGAGTTGATATCAATTTTATGAACTCATGATATTCGGAGAAGGTTTTTCTGAGTCCCAATACGCGCCAAACGTGCTTTGGCGGGCTCGCGGTGAAAAGTAAACCCGTACTTACGAGACAGTACGTACAACCACGTCTGTGTCGCCGGTGAAATACGCGTCATAACATAGTACGGCAGGATTTCCTTGTATACTTTGCCGAAGAAGAGATTATTCTTTAGTATTTAACGGCAGGCAACGGTGATAAACACAGTTTGATGTCTCCCATGTCCGATCCAATGTCATACTTCACAATAAGCGGCAAATCGTTTTCCAAATATATTTCTAAATTTTGCGAAAGTGGTGTGCACTTGATGAAATTGTTGAGTGATTTCAATGGAAATTCGCCACACATGACTACAGACGGTTCCGGCTTTTTCCGAAACTTAATCGAATCCATTTTGTCTTCCAAAATAGCCGAATCTGCTTTCTGCTCCGTACGATAAATGCGCGATTTGGCAAACTGACCTTCGCACGAAAAAATCAAATCGTCGCCTACCGACTCAATCTTAATGCGGTCGGACAACCCGGTCAAATCACGAATGATCTTCTGAAAACCTGCACTGGGCATGTGAATGATCGCCGTATAACTCACTTCGGGCACTTCCAGTTCATCTTCTTCCGGTTCAAACAGACGAAGTTTGTAGTTGTTGCACTGTTGGATCTTACCATTGTCGTATTGCAGTCCCAAATGTGACACCGACCCTTCGTGGTAATCTTCTTTGTCAATGTACATCGAAAACAAATCGTCATTGCTGGTACTAGAAATAATTTTGAACAAATGAAGCGAATTCGCACAAATCACGATTTTGTCTGGACTACATTCATGTTTCTCAAATTTCAACTTGCAAGCAACCAAGGTGGTGTGGTTCTTGTCGAAATTGATGATTTTCATACCGTCCTTGTCAATGATCATCGTCACATCAGGCACCAAGTCTTTAAGTGCACTGTACAAGTTCCGGATAGGCGCGATCTGAATCGTTTGCATGGTCAATACATTGTTTTCTATATTCATGGATTAAGAGGAATATAAAATTCAAGTGTGTTCTATTTATATGCGTTTGAACTCGTTATATTTATGATGTCATTATACCTTAAGACAAAAATTATAAAAAAGCACACTTATGCAAAGATCATTGAAATACGTTTACACGTCTACTCATCAATGTGATTGAATACTATATGGAGCCCTATCTTACTACGCAGATCATCACCTACATGGGAAACAAACGGAAGTTGCTCCCGACCATTCAACACATTTTAGAGGACATTGAGAGAAGAGAAGGTAGCAACACGTTGACAATGGGCGATGGGTTTTCGGGTTCCGGTATTGTATCACGGTTGTTAAAAACAAAAGCATCGAAACTCTATACAAATGACATTTCTGACTATTCCCTGACTCTCAATGAATGTTTTTTGCGAACACTTACTACAGAACAATCGTCTCGTTTGCAAGACTACATTCATGAAGCCAATCAACACGCAGATCAACATACTGACGTCTTCGGAACGCCACCTTATATATCAGGTACGTGGGCGCCTTTAGCAGAAACCATTCAACCAGGCGATCGTGTCTACTTCACCTACGAAAACGGAAGACGACTCGATGTGTACCGGAATTACATTGAGACCGTGCCCGAACCTTATAAATCATGTTTGCTAGGCGTACTGCTGGTAGAAGCGTCCATACACAACAACACCAATGGACAATTCTCCGCTTTTTACAAAGACGGCGACGTGGGCAAATACGGCGGCAAAAACAGCGTTGATGTGAAGCGAATTGAACAACCCATACACCTACGGTTACCAGTGTCTTGTGATCGTCCCTGTGAGATTCGTATTTCGCAGCTTGATGCATTGGCATGGGCCAAGCAAACTCCGCCTCTAGACGTGGTGTATTACGATCCGCCTTACAACAAGCACCCCTATAGCATTTATTATTTCTTCTTGAATATATTGCAAAAATGGGATAAAACGGCAAACATACCCGACAGCTACCGCGGACAACCAGTGGGGTGGCATCGGTCCGAATACAACAGCATAAAACACGCGGAAAAAGCATTTGACACATTGATCATGCATACGAAAGCAAAATACGTGTTGGTTTCGTACAACAGTGGAGGCATTATTTCCATTGACCGCATGGACGCTATTTTGGCCAATTATGGTACCGTAGAGAAAATACCAGTAGAACACAAGACCTACAATCGTCTAAGAGGAATTAGTGAATACAAACGCACCTCCGAAAAAGAAACCATACGTGAATTCTTTTGGTTGTTGACGCAAAACGAGTGAATTGATTATTTTTTCTTTCGTCGAGTTTTGTTTGCCAGACGCAATGCCTTGCTAGAAGGTTTGCACGCCTCTTTCAGTATATGATAATCGACAATGGACGAATTTCCTCCAGTAAGAGCACTGGCCAACCGCGCACGCGCCCAAGACTGTGCAGTTTGGTTTGGACGTGATCCAGACGAGTAGTATGCACCACGGCCTTTTTTGGCAATACGGCGTAATCCATTGAGAGAGCATTGAGACGCTTTTGCTAAAGCACGCGAAGGGACAATACGATCTATGTGGTACATCTTTTTCGCGTTAGTCACGTGTGGTGATGGTTTGGAGCGGAATGATTTCAACACAGGACGATTTTTATAAATACGTTTTTTGTACAACTTACGAAGGGTTTGTATGTGTTTGCGTTGCTTCCGTCGATCACGTTGTGTAAGATTTTGAGGAACATAATGTTTGGGAATCGTCATATAGTATTTATATTTTACACACACATATAAATAAGATTACAATTCGATCGATTCGATTTTGGTAGACGGTTTGGTGGGTGCTGATTTGGAAGGCATTTTGAAGGGTATTGTCTTTTCTTCCATGTTCTCCACAGGTTCGTCTTCCTCTTCTGTTTCCTCTTCTGCTTCTTGTGGCGGAGCTGCTTTTTCCTGTGGACGAATCTTTTCAGGACGATTAGCATCTTCTTCCAAGTCCATTTTCAGTGTTGGGTAACTGACAAAGTCACGTCCAGGTGCAAACCCTCGTCCATAACATACCAAAGGTTCATGCTTTTTGTGTTTCTGGACATACAAATGACAATCCATGGCGGTTTCCTTAATGATTCGCAAGAACTGTCCATTGACCTTTTGTTTCATTTGCGAGATCTCATACAAATACTCATCAGTAGTCACTGGGTGATTTTCTCTCAATTTACTCAAATCATGGATCTGAATCTCTTTGAACTTTTCGTCCTTCTTGTGTTCTTCGCTCAATACAGACATATACAAGAAGACTTGCACTGTACGCATTTCTTCCGGAAGTGCTACATGACTCTTAATACGACGCGCACGTCCAATGACTTGTTCCAGTCGTACGTTGTGCCAATATGGCTCCATGATGTGGACATAGCGCGTGTTTTTCAAGTTGATCCCTTCCGCACCCGCTGCCGTAATCATAAAGAGTTTAATGATTTGCCCATATTGATTGTTTTCGGCTCGTCGTCGCAATTCCAATGCGATCGAATCTGGCACATTCTCCCAATCGCCATTGTACACATTACGTACCACTTCACGTGCATCGGGATCTTCTTGGCCCGTATACAATGCATACGTCATGCGGTCGTCGTCTTCGAAATCCAATGCCCATTCTCCACCTACTTTCTTCACTTTGAATTCCTGAAATCCATTGGCATGGAGCACCTCTTGGAAAATACCAATACCTTCCATGGTCACGAAATTGCTATACAACAAGTGTAAGCCTTCGTGATCACTATGTTTCAATCGGCGTAATATCTCCAGCATTTTGGGACTGTATTGAGAGAGAGACTTAGCAGACAACACCTCGTCACGATTGTCTCGCAAGTAATTCATAGCACTCTCTATTTTCTTGGCGTATTCGTTCTCGTTTTGTATGTTGCTTTCGGGTTTCTCTTCAGTCTCTGTGTCGATGGTAATGCCATCAGCATCGGTTTCTGTTTCCTCTTTTCCGGCTTTAAACGTAGGAAATGGCCGGCCCGGAGGTATGGGAAACGCGAAATTGCACATGGTACGTGAAAACACACGGTACGAAGAGGCCACTTGGAACAATTCTTGGTTGTTGACTTTTTTCTGCAGGCCCTTCAATGTTTTGGCCTTGCGTTCTTTCTCCAGCTCCTTCTTTCGCACTTTGGCATAATCTGCCACTTGATAATCACTCATGGGCACCCGGACTTCATGAAAAGGGCTACCGTTGTCGTTCAATACAAAGTCTGGCAATAGTGCTTCGTTAGGACTACGAAAGTACGATGTCAGACCCAAAATACGACGACGCAATGTTTGTACGTGTTGTACGTCACTTGTGGTATCGTTTTTATCAGCAAACTGGGTTGTTTCTTGCAAGAACGTAGACTGGAACGTTTTTTCGTCGTCAGGCAAGCACTTGGCTTTTTCTACTTTGGGACTACCTTCCACCACAAGATCGTATTGTTTCAAGATTCCAATGATTTGCTTCTTAAACTCATCATTGCTGATGTTTCCCTTGTCGTCCAACTTCACACCATGGGAGCCGAAACCCCCTTTCTGACCTTTGCGGACGGTCTTTCGTGGTGCTTTGATCACTCGCTGGGTTTGACGTTTGGGTGCTCTCTCGTTCACATTGACAAACCCATATGGATTGCGGGTAATGACCAAGGTATTACGTGTGTATTCCAAGAAATCATACACTACACAATTGTGTTTGTCCAACAAGTTTCGAATGTAATCCGTATCGACTTTTTCAGACGTTTTCACCTGCAACTTGAATGTCCATGTATAAATGTAGCCTCGCAACACATTGAACAATACAGAGATCTCTTGTGGATAATTGATGATGGGTGTCCCAGACAACGCAACCACTTTGAGATCGACCGCGTCCATCAATAGATCATACAGTTTGGTATAGACCGAATCTTTGTTCTTTGCTTTGATATTTCCAACTATGTTGCTGATCAAATTGTGCGCTTCATCAATCACCACGGTGGTATGGTCAAAGGGATTCTTCGAGGTCTTTTTGAGTTGGCTGATCTTGGTGCCGAGGTTATTCGCATTGTAATGTAAAAAGGTATATTTTTCGTGGATCATGCGGTGGATTTGGTCTCGCACCACTCGCTGGTCATCGGGTGCCAAATTCTTAAAGTTGGGCGCCTTGTTTACGTTCACCATCCATGCTCCGTGATTGGTTTCCACCTCGTGTGGGCTCATGCCCAATGCCTTGGCCAATACAGGGATCAATTGCGGTTGTCCGTCCGTCGACACAAATTGCCAGTGCTGGTTGTTGCGATACAGCAAGTCGCCGCACTTTTGCAATTCGAATTCATAGTTCTTTTTGAGAGAAGCTGGAACCATGATGATAATACGCTTGGTGTTTTTCATTCCTTCGGTCACGGCAATCGACGTGCACGATTTCCCTGTACCCAAATTATGGTAGACGAGCAATCCACGGTAAGGTGTTACAATATCTAAATAATCGCGGACCACTTTTTGGTGAGACAACAGATCGAAAGTGTCTGATGGCGTTTTTCCGTCGTCTCCATACGTGCGAAAGAGTTTGTTGATTCTCTCAATAAATTGGGTTCGGTTGTTCATGTAATACGACGAAGCTTTAACGACGTCCGGTGTATAGTGGGGCAATTGGGTTGCGTATTCTCCGAGTTGGATTTCGGACAAGTCGTACTCTTTGGCGGTCTTTTTCGCCTTGCGTTTTAATGCCGGAACCAATGCTTCTTCTGTCAATGGCTTCAACGTGGTATGCACATAAGGACGCAAGGTTTCGCGCAACCACATCAACTCAAGTGCGTCCACTTTCTTTTGCTTGTTGACACGGTACATTAAATGCGCGTCTCGCGTGGCTTCCAATACACGCAACATTTCAGGGTATTGCGAAAATTTAGCATACAGTGCATGAAATCGTTCTTGGCGTTCGCGCTCTGAGAAATCACTGTCTTCTTTGATCTTTTGGTCCCCGAGTTTTTTGCTTTTATGGATCGCAACGGCATTTTCATAGACCGAAAAGGCTTCTTTGGCCGCTAGTTGGCGGTAGCGAGCAGCCAATACATAATGGTCTACATTTTGCCACGTAACATCGTCCAACTGAAAAGGGGCTTCATAGGAATCACAAAGTTGGTCACGCCATTGAGAGATCCGTCCTAGCGCAACAAACTCGGAGACTCTGTCCTTGGGAATTTTCTCGCTCGGCTCTTTCCCCGGCGCTTTGACTTCGGTTTTGGAAGAGCACAATACAAAGATGGTGTTTTTATCGTATGGGATCGCCATGGTGCCGTCGTATTGGGGTTCTTTGGGAAATGCCATTTCTTTGGCAGGAGCATCGTCTAAATCTTTTTCGGTGGGACCTTCCAACTGCACGTGTATGGATCCGAGTTTGCGTCCTTTGGCAGACGATACCGACGTGGGTGCCAATTCGGCGGCTTCACCATCTTCTTCATCGTCACTCATTAAATCCAACAAGGACGCGACCGGTTCTACATGGCGGTTTGGTGTGAGAGATTCAATGGCATCGGGCGTGGCAGGCGAATCTGTACAAGCCTTCACCAAAAAACCATTGGTCATGAGACGATCCAAGATAGATTGTCGATCCAATGCTTTGTGTTCATCAAGTTCATTTACGACCAATTGAGAGATCGGAAGCCCCTCTGCGGAAGCGTCTGCAAACTCTTTTTTTTGGTTATACACAACTGGTTCTGGCCTTTCACGTAACATTTCTAAAGGACGAAATGGGGCGATTACAGGACTCTCTTGACTCATTGTATATAGTATAGACACTATAATATATATTGAAACGTATTAGGCGTCGGTCTCCTGTTGTACAGAGGCTCCATTGAGGATCATGATTTCGACATCGTTCTTCACTTGTTTCACAATATCTTTGTCTTCACCCAGAAATTTGTCTTGAAACCCTTCGAAGTGCTGTTGACGTCTGCTAGACAGTTTGTTTTTGGTTTCTGGGTATTTTTCGTCGAGTAAATTATAGCCATTGTAGACCATCGTTTCGATCGCTTCTTTCTTGTTCATTATTTTCCAGGTTTGGTCATTTCCCATCACGGAAGCGTAAGGTAGCTTTCTATTTGTGATTTTGATGTTATGATTTTCAGGGTGTTCAGGGTTGAAATGGATTTCCCTTAATATGGCAGGAACTGATTTGTATACTCGTCCAATACAGTCCGCTATCGCTGCGTCGTCTAGATAATCGACATTTTCTTTGCCGAAAGCATTGATATTAATGTTGATGGTCTGTTCGATATTTTGATGTTCGATATTGTTCTGCGTATCAATAATGTTTTGTGTCTCAATGTTTGTTGTGCATTTGTTTGATGCGGACATATGTGACTCTAATAACAATGCAATCTGCGCTTTCATTTCTTCTCGGTCTTTTTCATAGAGTTCTAGGCGCTGTTTCATATCTTGCACGTCCGTATTATCAGAAGAATTATGTGATGTTACTGTTGTTTTGCTTTGTTTATAAACGTCGCATGTTTTGCGATGAACGTAAAGGCTTTGATTATACGAGTAAATTTTACCACATTCACATGTATGTGCTGCATTTTCACAATTCATTCGGCGTTGGTGACGAGAAGTGTTCAAATGTCGTTTATAGTAAACAGGCGCACGAAAATCGATCTTGCATATTTCACAGCGAATAGGCTCAGTCATAATATACATTAATTTATTGTTTTATATTGTTAATTATTGTCATTTGCTTAAAAGTAAACATTCAAGTATCAAATGGAATGCTTAAATGTTTACTTTTACAACAAATAACTATACAATAAACATATGAGACGTTTTGAAAATAAATATTCGATATAAATTGGTTTTCCTAAAAAAATATATGAATATATACTATGTATTATCTATATTACAATGCCTCGATGTGATGTTTGTTGCATAGATTTTAAAACAAATACAAATTATAGACGGCACTTATTAACTCAACGCCATATTCAATGTTCTGCAGAAGATGTCAAAAAATATGTTTGTCTTTGTGGTAGAAAATACCAATATCCCCAAAGTTTGTATGGACACCGCAGACACTGTTCTGTATACCAAAATAGAGACCAGAGCGTATCGCAACCAGTTCAAACTCCAAATTCAGAAATATCACAATTACAGTCTAAGATTAATCATCTCGAAGCAGAATTAAAAACACATATAGAAAATACAGAAAAACTATTCCTAGACATGACAAACTTGTTTAAAGAGCATCATACAATTGTTAATCAAGGACGTCGCAAAATTAATAAAACTGTTCGCCAAGAAATAATAAATAGTCAGAATAACAAATGCAATGAATGCCATAATGAATTGTCTCCATATTATCAAATTGATCACGTTATTGCACTACAATTTGGTGGTACAGATGAAAGAAACAACCTTGTTGCATTGTGTTGTGAATGTCATGCTAAAAAGTCAGCCATTGAAAATCAATGTAAACAAAAAATAAGAGATTATATTGCAGAAGTTGTAACTACAGTTGTATAATGGTATTATGCATCATCGTGAAAGATTTACCATTATGCGTTGCTTAAATGTTTATCAAAAACTGAATTATGTTAACAAAATACTGCATCATAAACATTTAAGCCTTCTACAAAACAGACGATAACAGTAACAGTTCCATTCGATGTCTAACTTATACCAGTAACATCAGTCTTGTATTTAGACTTACATTGCTATAAACATTTAGAGGGGGGGAGCTTTTTATTTTGAGGTAATTCGTAAATGAAAAAAACAAATGGAACATTTATGGGAAAATGTTTAAAAGGTGAGGTCGACGCAGGAACTGACCTATATGATATGCTTAAATGTTTATCCAGATCTGAAATATGTTAACAAAATACTGCATCATAAACATTTAAGCATTCTACAAAACAGACGATAACCGTAACAATTTATTATACTGTCCATTTCACACCAGTAATACCAGTCTTGTAATTAGACTTACAT